AGCTTCCTGAAGCCATATATCATAAAGTTCCTCTTTATTAAGGGTAGTCATACCCTTCCTCCTTTAAGGACTTTAATAGGGTATCCGCAAATACTTGTTCCAAATCCTTTTCTTTTTTAGGGCTGTTTATGGCTGGAATGGGCGTTTCTCCCTCCTTTAATGGGGGGAATCCAAGCAACCTTCTAATTTCGTCAACGGTAAGGACTCCGAATGTAGCCCCAATCTTGGCTTTTTCTACATTGATTTCATCTTCTGGCATAGCCACTGAAAACTTTATTTCGTATCCCGAGAAACCCAACAAAGGGAAAAGCTTACTGTTAAACAATTCCTCCAATCGCCTAAGACGAGGTTTGATGTTGTTACTTAAAAAGTTGATAGTCTCTTGAATTGCTGTTGTTCTGTTTACCCCTTCTGTATAACCTAACAGCACTGGAGGGACTTTTAAAATAGCTAATATTTCCCTAACCGACCATTTCGCCAATTCTACAATGTCTTTTAAGTTGGGAAGGGAAGATATAGGTTGAAATTTTAGCCCCCCTGAAAGGATAGGGACGTTAAAAGCCCCCCCATTGGAAGGGCTAAATTTTGCTTTCCATTGTCTTTCTATAACTTCTATTTCTGTTTCGGTAAGTCTTTCTTCCGTCGTTAAAACCCCTGGGGGAACCGCAAAGTTTTTAAAAAACTGTTTAAGAAATTCTTTTGTGAACATATGCAGGTCGAATTCAAGTGCTATTTTTTCTAAAATCCCATTCCCCTTTGTGTAATCCAAAGGGTGGGGAATAATGTCGAAAACTACTTCATTCAACATAAATTTCGTTCTACCCCCAAATTCACCTTCAAGGATAACCCCTCGTATCCTTCCGTTTTCAATCTCCAAATTCGTTAAGTAGGAGGGGAGCACCCACAAAGAATTAGTTTTCTTATCGATGTAGATAAACCTTTTCCCGAAAAGAACTTCGTTAATTGTTAGCGTATATATGAAATCAAAAAATGTTGTAATGGCGTTAGGTTTTCTTAAAAGCTTGTAAAGTTTATCCGTAGGGGAAACCTCGTTTCCATTTTTCAAAAGTTTCCAATTTGCCGATGCTACGGTGGTTGCTATCAATTCGGTAGCCGAAGCCAATACAGAAGTAAAAGCTTTTTTTGCTAGCTCTGTAATAGGGAAGCCTTCCAACGAAAATGCTACGTCTGACAATCCAATACCATCAATCCAACCCTTTAATTCCACATTCCCAATTCCTATGGTTTTTCTCTCTTTAGAATCCATAAAAGTAATACTATCCCTTAAAAATGGAGGTAACAAATGGGAAAAGAAATTAAAAAGCTTACTTCCCTAAAAATGGAGGAAGGAAGCGATTTAATTTGGGTAGTTGCCGCTACCGAAGATGTTGACCGGGTAGGAGACATTATGAAAGTGGATTCCCATTCGGTTGTTCTTGAAAACTTTAAGAAAAACCCAATTATCTTATTTAATCACAATCCCAACCAAATTATTGGGAAGGCAGAAAAAATAGAAATTCAAGACGGAAAACTCCTTTTAGGGATAAAATTTGCAGAAACCCCCGAAGCCCAAAAAGTGGCCCAATTGGTGAAGGGGGGGTACCTTAATACGGCGTCTATAGGGTTTAGAGTTTTGGAATGCTACGGGGATTGGTGCGATAGAGATTTTGAAAAGCTTGAAAAGGACTATCCCGATTTCTTTAAAAGAATAAAGGATAGGCTTTTCAAAGCAGATAGAGTAGTAACTAAGTGGGAACTTTATGAGGTTTCTATAGTTGCTGTTCCCGCAAACCCTAACGCCCTTGTTGTGTTGAAAAGTTGTGGGTTAAGCGAATGCTTCCTAATTTCTCCCGAAGGAAAACTTATGCCGTTCGATTTGTCCAATATAGAGGTGAAAAAAGTTATCCCTTATAGGAGTCACGGGAAGCTCGATTGTATTGATGACAAAACCGCTTGGAGCAAACAGAAGGCGATTGCCACGTTAAGGAAATGGGCTTCCTCTGATTGTTCGGGGGACAAAGACAAAATCGATTGGGGGAAATACAAAAAAGGCTTTGCGTATGTAAAAGATGGAATGGAAAAGAATTTAACAGCTTACAAATTCCCCCATCATATAGCGGATTGTGAAAAAGGGTTATGTGTGCACCGAAGGGGGGTAATAGTTGCTATGGCGTTTTTATTTAAACCGAATGTAGCGGAAGCGTATTCCGAGGAAGATAGAAAGGGTATTTATAACCACCTTGCAAAACATTATGAGGAAGATTTGGGTAAGACCCCCCCTAAATTTAAATCGGAAGGAGGGTATTCCTTAAAAGAGGCTTTCGAAGCCTATAAAGCGGGAGAATTGGATAAAGAAACTTTAGACGCATTCCTTGAAGTGTATCCCTTAGATGTAGAAGGAGAAAAAGTAGACGAAAAAGCTTTGAAGGAATTAAAGGAATTTGTAATGCAAATTTTTGAGGAAAAAGCGTTGCCTACTTCCTCCAATCAAACCCAAACCCAAAACCAAAACCAAAAAGACCAACAACTTTCAAAGGAAGAAATAAAAAAACTTTTGGAGGAAATTTTTTAGGAGGGGTAAAAAATGAAAAAAATTTTGGCAAGAAACACGCTTGTACTTGTCCAGCAGGAGTCTGCATATGGGCAACCTGAAGGGGGAATAGATACTCCTTCGGGGGCGGTGTTAGAAGTTTTTAACTTGTCTATATCCCCTAATGTAGATACCATAAAAAGAAACCCTTATCGTCCTACTTTATCCCCCGTAGCTCCCCTTCCAGCTAAGAGGTATAGCGAAATTTCGTTTTACGCGGAAGTTAAGGGGAGTGGAGACCCTACCAATCCTATTCCCCAAGGGATTGATTTACTGTTAAAAGCTTGTGGTTTTAAAGCCCAGAATTACACATATTCCGAAGCTACGGATACGTTTAATGGGGATGGGTCCACTACAGAGTTTACCTTAAACAATCCTATCCTTCCATATACGGAAAAAGTGAGCGTTGTAGATTCTAATGGGAATCCCCTTGTAATTCCTTACCAAATGGACTATGAAAATAAAAAAGTTATTTTTTCCTCTCCTCCCCCCGACCAATCTACCATTACCGTAGCTTATAAGAAAACAACCGACAATGGGAATACAGCTGTTTTATTTACCCCCACTACTCAAAATATTGGGTCTGTAACCTTTTTCGTCCTTTTGGACGGGCTGCTTTATAGGATAGTTGGGGCAAGGGGGAATTTGACTTTTTCCCTCACGGCGAACGAACCGGGGAAATTACAGTTCAAATTCCAAGGGTTGTATGTTGACCCAATTGAGTATAATATGGATAACCTTAGCTGTTCGGAGGGAATAATCCCACCTTTAGTGAAAAATCTCGATTTCACCCTCGATAGAATTTACAAACCTTCGCTTTCAGAGTTTGAATTAGATATGAACAACGAATTAGTTCAGAGGGAGGACTTAAATGCACCTGAGGGTGTAGGGGACATATCGATAAATGGGAGAAATCCCGAAGGGCGGATGAACCCCGACTTAATGTTACCCTCCGAATATAACATTTGGGAAAAACTTTCCCATATGGATACCTTAGAAATTAAAGGGACTATAGGGCGGGAAACCGCAAAAACTATTCATTTTGCTATCCCTAAAGCAGTTTTCACATCTTTGGAATTGGGAGAGCGGGAAGGGGTCAGAGTGGCTAATATTAAATTTGGAGTAACGGGATGCGATGATGAATTTTGGCTTTACTACTTCTAATTTCTTTCTCTTTTCCTTATAATTTTTTTTATGCTTTATCCCAATAACCTAAAAGAATTTAGGCTTTATAAGTCTATTAGAGCCTCTGTTAAACGCCTCGAAAACCCTCTTCCTAAGTTTCATTATTGCCCAAGGAGAACTCAAGAATTCCCAAAGTTATGGGAGGATTTTGTGGAGGGGCAAAGAGAAACGTATTCGGAAATGTTAGCCCCCCTTTTAAAAAGGGAGGGGAATAAACATATATGTAACCCCCTCCCCCATAGAGAGGGAGTTCTGAAGGTATTGACATACCCCTCTCCCAAAAAGACTTTGGGGCGTTTTGCGTATTTTCATTGTCTTTCTCTACTATGTGAAAAGAAAAAAGGGGTTCTTGCCCAATATATAAAGCCCTTTTTTAAGGGAAATGAAAAATTATCGGCTACAGAAAAGGAGATTACTCAAATACTTTTTGAGGTTTTAAAACAATTGCAAGCCCCACTTTTACCCCAACATTTTTTAATCGCTTCGTTTTCTTATTTATGCGATACCAATATTTATTCCTTCCCCTCACAAAGATATAGTGTTGGGAACTTAGCGATTAGTTACTTTCGGGAAGGAAGTGCCGTTGGGTTTTTAAAGTTGGTTATTGGTATGGGGCATTCCTACCAATACTTTTTATTAATTTTGAAAGCTTTTGAGAGTTTGACAAAGGGGAAGTATAAAATTACTCGCTGTTTTTAAGTATCTTGGTTTTAAACTCCCTTTCTTTTTTTATTTGGTTAAGAAAAATAGAAAGGTCTTTTTTAAAGCGTTCCTTATCACATCCACCCAAAATCTTAAACCCTTCCCTCCGCAATATTTTCATTCGCTGGACGGATTGGGAAAAAAGGTAAACGTGGGTAGCATCGCAAAAATCAACTATAAAAGCTTTCCGCTTTCTTTCCGTTTTCCTTAAAACCCTTCCAATTTTCTGTAAAACACTCGTTTCTGCTCTCCCCCCCGATGCTAATATAAGCATATCTAAGTTAGGAATGTCGGTTCCCGTGTCGAAAACAGGGGTGGCAATTACGGCTATTTCTCCCAAGGAATTGTTAATCCTATCTATTACCCTTGAATAATCTGGAATGCTTTGCCTTTTCCACATAAACCCATTCCACTCATAAATTTCCCCTCCAAAAACGAGGAGAACCTTATCTTTTGAGGGGATTAAATCGGCTATCTGGAAGGCGTGCTTTTTCTCGTTAACAAGGGTTAG